ATGAATCTATCGCGGTGTTGCAAGCAACAGACTTCCCGCTGATTGTTGTCTGACCAACAACCATAATGAACACGTTGGGATATACTCGCGTCATCCCGACCTTTGCCACCACCTTCCTCCCGATAGCCATAGATGCTACAGACAGTAGTGCCCCAAAGTGAAACTCCTCTAACGAGTATGAAACCCGCTTGCCGAAGTCAACGTAGTCTTTAAACAACCCGGGATCTAATTCTGGGAACGGGGGAAGCTGGCAGCGTTCGCGGGCTGCAAGTATTTCATCTTCAATATCAGAAGGGTCTTTTCTATCTCCTTTTAGGAGATCGGTTAAGTTGACATCTGACAAAGCGGGAATGCTGTGGTAGTCGTCTCCAAGTCTGGTTATCTCGTTTTCATATCCGTTGTCCTTTAACCAGTTTATAACATCCTTGAATTGTCCTTTATCCAGATTGTTGCAACGGTCCTCTGCCACATTGCAATGGGCGTATGCTATCCATGAAACGGGATCTCCTCCAATGTTACAGCGGAAACAGTGCCATACGTTTTTGTGTGGATTTATAGAGAAGTTCATCCCAGTTGTGGAACCGTGCACAGGATGAGAACCTTGATATTCTCCATTGGGTTTCTTCTGCGGGTTGTCTGGCATTGCGAAATCTTCTATTCGTAATCCTAGTGTATCCGATAGAGAACCGGTGTTTGATTTAGTCAACTTCTTTTTAATTGGAATTTCCGTTTCTGCTACAGCATATTTCGATATAAGATTCTTCTTGACTTCATCCCAAGTAACAGAAACGATCTGTGCGTTTGGGTCTGCATAGACATATTTTCTTCCGGTGTCTGGGTGTATGCTTCCTGCTCCAACAGTAAAGAATGAAGAGTCTGACCCACGAACATCACCAGGAGAAACCTTTAGATTCAGCTTGTCGAAAAGAATTATCTTATCCTTAGGAGAATCCTTGCAATCCAAGTATAGGTGGTGACCCCCACGCCCAGTTATCACCGTAAGTGTTTGCTTCCATTTTTCCGGAAGACTGTCGTACATCTCCTGCGTGTCGCAATCTATCGTTATTGTATTGTTGATCGGGATTATGCCATAGTTCTGACCGGTTGATATATGCTCTACGACTTCGGGATCATCAGGAGAATAATTTCGAGTGTTTTGCCAAGAGGTTTCTTCTGCTTTCTTTTTGTGGCCAGATAACTTTATTATCCTGCATCTGTTGATAAGCGTAGGTGCAATTATAGATGCTATTAGTGATTCAGACATAACAACCCTCTTCCAAAATAATCTCGTTCATAACCCTTGAAATATCAAAACAATTATTCTTTTTAGAATTGCACGAACGACACAACGCTTGGGTGTTTCCAAATGTTAGCGCCCCTCCTTTTGTTTTCGGAATTATATGATCTTTCGAAGGTTTCAAATCCGTTGTGAATTCTAATCCGCACGAGTTACATCGGTTGTTCTGCATCTCTATGATTTTTTGCCATTGGCGTTGAGTAAGTGTATCAACCGGTTTATTATGAATTCTTATCCACGTAGATAGTCTGATCGGTTTTCTTCCTGCATACGCAAGATATTTACTAAAGCACCAGGTGCATACATTATACAATAGTTTCTTGCCGCGCCCATCCGTTTGATATTCGTGATCGTATTTCAAACACCCACAAGCAGAGCACCTTGTTAAAGTTTGCTTTTTAACATCATATTTGGAAACCACTTTCAAATTTGCATCGTTGGTTAGAAGTCGTGATAATTTATTTGCTATTGACTGTCCTATCTTTTTGTTTGGCCTTCCATATCGCAGATCTCTTATTATTTTTATTGGTATTCCGGTTTCTCTTGAAACAGCTGATAATCTCCAGCTGGAAAGTATCTTTTGAATTTGTTTCAGGTTAAGCACGCTGTCACTCCAAGAAACAATTTTATTTTCTGCTTTCGATATAATCAGAAAGCTTTTCTACCGATTCGTATCCCACATTTCCAGCGCATCTATTTGCTATTCTCCACACCGTGATGTATCCTACTCCGCTTCTCCTAGAAACCTCTTTTAATTTTCTGTCTTGGAGATCATCAGCAATCTCTTCAAGTGTAAGCATAGTAGATGTGTTGATTCGCTTTACATAATAAAGTTTCTTAAAAGAAAAAAAAAGCATATCAATAGTAATAAATACAAGCGAGGTAAACATAAGATTAGGTGCGGAGTTAATCCCGAACCTATCAATCAAACCACCGAACAAACGAAAGGTGAAAGTATTGGCTATCGACCTTAAAAGCATTTCAAAGAATGTTGCCAAGCCCCCACGCATTGCGATCTACGGTCCACCCGGAATTGGGAAGACCACGTTTGCAGCAGGGGCACCGAACCCAGTATTCATTCTTACTGAAGACGGACTTGGCGATCTCGAAGTATCGCATTTTCCCGTGTGTGCAACGTTTGAGGAAGTCCTTGAATGTCTTGCTACTCTCGGAAAAGAAGACCATGATTTTAAGACAGTCGTTATAGACAGTCTTGATGCGCTTGAACCTATGGTGTGGGCTGCAACATGCAAGCGCCTTGGAGTTGCATCTATTGAAACCCCTGGATATGGAAAGGGGTACATCGAAGCCCAGACAGAATGGAAAACGCTGTTCGCATATATTACTGCACTGCGGGATGAAAAGGGGTTGACTTCTATCATCATAGCTCACGGGGCATTCGTGCATGTGGAAGATCCAGAGCATCCAGCATACGATACCAATGCTCTGAAGCTTAACAAGCGTGCAGCAGCAATGACCACGGAGTACTGTGATGTTGTTGGTTTCGCCTCGTTGAAGATGTTCACGAAGCTTGATGAGACGGCATCAAAGGAGAAGAGGGCGCGAGCAATTGCAACGCAAGAGCGCATCCTTCGCCTGTCTGCATCCCCGGCGTTCGTAGCCAAGAACCGCTACCATATGCCAGAGGTCTGTCCGCTTGCATGGGATGAATTTGCAAAGCATTTACCAAACGGAGGAAACTAAAATGGTTGAACTGACAGGGTATAACCCAGAGGAATTCGAGCCGTTAGGGAGCTTCGAAGTGCTCCCTGCTGACAACTATGTAGTTGTGATCGAATCAAGTGAGAAGAAAAAGGCCAGCACCGGAGAAGCAAACTACTATCTCCAGTTTGTCTACAACGTTGTAGAAGGCAAGTTTGCAGGCAGGAAGATCTTCGACCGTCTGAACGTGGAAAATGAATCCGCACAGGCAGAGACAATCGCAAAGCGGGCGCTCGCGTCAATCTGTCTCGCTGTTGGTGCTGTTCATCCTAAGAACACAGAGGAACTTCACGACAAGCCCTTCATGGTGAATGTCGGCATCCGCCCAGCCAAAGGAGATTACGGACCGTCTAACGTAGTCAAAGGTTACAAGATGGCGAACGGAGAAAAGATCGAAAGCGCAGCCGCGACCCCGAGCAAGGATGCTGTCCCAACAGAAAAAGAAGCAGCACCGGCGGGAGCAGCAGCAGCAAAAAAGACGATGCCGTGGAATAAGAAGAAGTAAACAATTTTTTCGAGGTAAACAATGGTAGAACTTCCGGATTTAACATTACCAACGATAACGAAAATCTTCAAGTCATATGAAGATAAAGCAGGAGACTGGCGCAGACCTCACCTTGGGGCATCGCTCATAGGCGGAGAGTGTGAACGTTCTTTGTTCTATACATTCCGTTGGGCAACCCATCCGAAGTTTGACGGGCGAATGCTGCGCTTGTTTGAATCCGGAAACCAGCAGGAACCGCGTATCGTAAAAGACCTTCGTTCTATTGGAGCAGAGGTATACGATCTCGATCCTGAAACTGGGAAACAAATTCATTACGATATGTTCGGAGGGCACTACGCAGGGTCGTGTGATGCGATAGCGCACGGGTTCGAGGAATCAAAGCAATGGCATGTTCTCGAATTCAAAACGGCAAATACAAAATCGTTTAATGCTCTTTCAAAGTCTGGAGTTCAGAGATCCAAGTTCACCCACTATTGCCAGATGCAGCAGTACATGAAATGGTCTGGACTCGAACGTGCCTATTATTTCTGTGTATGTAAAGACACTGATGATATTTATGGGGAGAGAATCCGCCTAGACAAAGAACTTGTAAAACGCTTGGAGCTTAAAGCAGAGCGGGTTATCTTTTCAAGCGGGTTGCCATTCAAGGTTACAGACAGCGCAGATGACTTCAGATGCCGGTATTGTACCCACAAAGACCTATGTCACTTCAAACAGTTACCAGAAGTAAATTGCCGGACCTGTGCTTATTCAAATCCAGAAAGAAACGGAACGTGGGTATGCACCAAAGACGGCCATCTCCTTTGTGGAGACGAACAGAAAGCGCCACATCTCTGCCATATCTTCCTTCCGGATTTCGTTCCGCTGGAGCAGACCGATTCCGACGCTGATAAAGGAACTATCAGTTACGGACAGATAGTAAATGGGCCAGGCGCGATTCTATCAACAGAGCTGCAAGAAGTCTTGGATAAGATGCAGAGTGGTGAGATAGAGATATGAGCATAGAGGATTTGCAGCGAGAATGGAATTACTATAAATATTCCGACCAATGGAGATTTATAAAAAGCCTCGCGATGATCAGAGCAAACTACAGGTGCGAGTGCGATAAAGATAACGATGAATGGAGATGTGTTAACACAACGCATCTTGAAATGCACCACGATGTTTATCCAAAACGTATAGATGAAGATTGCGTAGGGAATGTAAGGATACTATGTAGGGAATGTCACGAGGCGTTTCACGAAGCCAACTCTGATATCCCATTTGCTTTAATGCGCGACGGGTACGCATCGTTCTACGAAGTTGCCAAAAGAATCGAACGTGGGGAATTTGCTTGTGACCACGATATCGGAATGACCGATGAAGAAGTAGACGATGTTATTGCTTTGTTTGAGGTGAAGAAATAATGATCGCACTCAGAGACTACCAAGAAGAAGCCTTGTCAAAGTTGTTCGATTACTGGGCAACAGAAAAAGGAAAGGCCCCGATCATTGCGGCTCCGACCGGCTCTGGTAAGAGCCTTATCATTGGGGAGTTTTGCCGTCGCGTTTGTACAGAGGATTCTCACGTTAAGATAATGGTTCTGGCACACGTTAGAGAATTACTTACCCAGAACGAGAAGGAACTAAAAGCCGTGTGGCCGGAAGCAAGCACGGGTATCTATTCAGCAGGATTGGGGAAGAAGCAGACGATGGCGCAGATTACCTTTGCCGGTATTCAGTCTGTCTATTCGCATGTATTTGAATTCGGTAAGGTTGATATTGTAATAGTTGACGAATGCCATCTCATTCCGAGAAGTGCTGATACCAGATACGGAAAGTTCTTCAAAGATATGAAGATGGCAAATCCAGACGTTGCCATATTTGGTTTGTCTGCCTCACCGTATCGCCTTGACTCCGGAATGCTTCATGAAGGTGATGGAGCACTGTTCGATGGTATTGCCTACTCAGTTGACATTAAGAAACTCATAAAGGACGGGTATCTTGTTAATGTCATATCGAAGGGGGGTATAAGTAAGATTGATTTAACAGGAGTAAAGATTCAGGCTGGCGATTACGCACCAGGAGAACTCGCACACGCAGCTGATTCCCCAGAACTGATTAAGTCTGCCGTAAACGAAATCGTTGAATGTGGCAGCGATAGGAAAGCATGGCTTCTATTCTGTAGTGGAGTAGAACATGTAGAGCACGTAGCCAACGCTGTGAAGCAGCACGGCATTGGTTGCGAAGTAATAACGGGAGACACCCCAAAAGAAAAGCGGGATGAAGTTATATCAAAATTCAAGAATGGGAAACTTCGATGTATCGCCAACGTCGGAGTAATGACTACTGGTATAAACATACCGCGTTGCGACCTTATTGCTCTTCTCACATCGACCCGTTCCACCGGGAAATACATTCAGATGGTCGGGAGATCCATGCGCCCGTTTCCAGATAAAGAGAACGCTCTGCTATTAGATTTCGGGGGCAACGTGTTGGAGCACGGACCTATCGACGCAGTTGAACCAGTAAAGCGGAAGACGATGCTTGGGAATCCTGT